CGCCAAAGAGCGTCGCGATCAAGGCTGGTGGCGTCTCAAAATCCCACGTGAACCCCGCATCGAAGTCGCCGGCATCCGCGTGCCAGAACACACGGAATTGCGCCGCTGGCTCATGGGCGACCCACCGCCCGGTATGAGCGCTCTCGACAAACGACAGATGGAAGGGGGCGACTAGCGCCCCACTGATTCAATCTTGATGTCCCATACTTTGGGCTTAGACCCCTTCAGGTGGGTCTTAATTGCTTCACGAGCGGCTTCGCGCGTCTCGTAGACACCGAGGATGACGTACACAGGGGACCATCCGGCTTTGTAGGTGACTTGGAACATTGGGTGTCTCCATGTTTCTGTGTCTCACAATATACGAACTAGCATCGATGTCAAGCAAGAAATGAACGTGCACTCATTATTTTAGCGCAAACCAGAGAGAACATCACAATGGACATGATAGTCACCGGCCTTGACGTGATCGATGCATCGACCGAAGACCGCGAACTACGGCTGGAATGCACTCGTATTGCCGGCGGCGATCTGGCCAAGGCAATGGCACTCTAGGTTTTACGCTAAGGCGTCCCGAAACCCCTCTGTCCAGAGATGTGCATCTTCAGTGTCGGTCTTGTATGGGCAATCAGCTTCGGTCTTGCCCTGCAAGGCAGCCTTCTCGCCCTCTAGAAGCAGGCTAACGTAATCGCTGACCTTGCCTTGTCTAGACTTGCGGAGGGCGGCTCGGGCTTTGCGGGTGAACATCTGCTGTCTCCTCCGTGTTCTCAGTGGCTATTGGCAGTGAGGGCGATCGCCACTGGTTCGCTGTCGTCATTGACCGTCCACATGGTGGCGCTGGTCTCGACCAGACGGCCATGCCGCTTGACCATCAGCTTGCCGTCGACAATGTAGGGCCTGCTATGACCACGGCGCGGCGCGCCGGGGATGATGTAATCAACCGTGCTGTAGGCACCGTAGGCTGCGATGATCTCGGCATCGGTGGCTGAACGTGTGGTCATCTGGCGTCTCCGCGTTTCGATGTCCTCATAATATACGAACGAGCATCGATGTCAAGGGGAAAATGATCGATCGTGCATTTTATTTTGCGCCAAGTCACCGCGCCGGGTGTATCGGCCGATAGGCAGCCGGCGGCAAGCGTCAGTCGTCGCGAGAATAATAACGACCAAGGCGGTGAGAGGCCGTCGCCAACACCTGAACCGAAACCAGAGGGAACATCACACTGAACCTGAAAGTCACCGGCCTCGACGTTATCGACGCATCGACTGAGGAGCGCGATCTCCGGCTGGAATGCACGCGCATTGCCTGCGGCGATCTGGCCAAGGCAATTTCGCTCTACTACTGGATCACCGAATCCGACGAGCTCGACGAGACTGACGACGAGGCCGTCGACGACGGGGATGAGTATTAGGGGCGATTAGCGCCCCGCCTCGGTTTATCGATCGCCAGCGATGTAGTGGTTGAAATAGTCGAGGCTCTGTTCCTCAGTGCAGTCTTCGTCATCGGCGTTGGCTTCCTCGATTTCGCCAACTATCCACTGGTACGCTTCTCGAGCTTCTTGACGACCGGCAACAGTGGTCTCCAAGGCGACCATTTCGCGTTTCCAATTGCGGGCGAACTGCTCGGCGGCCTTCTCTGATGTGAACGTTTCGGCGAGCGTTCCGGTGGCGTGTCCATTATCCCAGATGATTTGGTAGGTGGTCATCGATCATCTCCATGTTTGATGTCCTCATAATATACGAACTATCACCGTTGTCAAGTAGAAAATGACAGGACGTGCATTTTTATGCGCAACTGGGACGGCGCCGACTGGTACGCCTACTACAACGAGCGCGCCGGAATCCTCGAGTACGACGAGGGCCTGACCCGCGAACAGGCTGAGAAGTTCGCCAAGGCTGAAATCAACGGGCTGAAGCGGAAAATCAAAAATAGACCGAACAATCTAAAATAGACAGAGATAGATGGCTATCGGGCGCAAAACAGGCGGCCGGCAAAAAGGCTCCCGCAACATAAAAACGGTTGAGATGGTTACCGCCATTGAGGCCACTGGCGAGACCCCGCTCGAGTACATGCTCCGCGTCATGCGCGACAAGACGGTCGACCACAGCCGCCGCGATGACATGGCTAAGGCGGCGTCGCCGTATGTCCACTCGAGGCTGGCTACGCTTGACCACAAATCATCGGACGGCAGCATGGCCGTGCCTGTGCTGAATGTCATCGAATCCGACGATCAACCTGCTCCTTCACCCAAAGCAGGCAACGGCCTTACGCACTAGCGCGACTGAGGTTCTGTTCGGCGGCGCTGCCGGAGGTGGCAAGAGCCACCTGATGCGGGTGGCTGCTATCCAGTGGTGCTCGGCCATACCCGGCTTGCAGGTGTACTTGTTTCGCCGTTTGTTCCCCGATCTAGTCAAGAACCATATGGAAGGGCCGAAGGGATTTCGGGCGCTACTGGCCCCGTGGGTAGCCGCAGGCTTCGTTGAGATCGTCGAGGAGGAAATCCGCTTCTGGAACGGGTCGAAAATCTACCTCTGCCACTGCAAGGACGAGAAGGACCGCTACAAGTACCAGGGCGCGGAGATCCACGTCTTGCTCGTCGACGAGCTCACACATTTCACCGATATAATCTACCGGTTCCTGCGGAGTCGCGTCCGAGCGGTTGGCTTGACGGATACGGCCAAGCATCGCATCCCGCGCATCTTGTGCGCCAGCAATCCCGGCAACGTCGGGCACCAGTGGGTGAAAGGCTCGTTCGTCGACGGTGGCCCGATGCAGCTACGTCGGATGCCCGAGGACGAGGGCGGCATGCTCCGGCAGTACATACCCAGCCGTCTCGACGACAACCCGTCAATGTTATCGGACGACCCGACATATCGTGCTAGGCTGCGCGGTGCCGGCAGTTCGGCACTAGTCAAGGCCCTCGAGGAGGGCGACTGGAACGTCATCGAAGGAGCATTTTTTGACCTCTGGCGCACCGAAAAACACGTCATCGCACCATTCCCCATTCCCGACCATTGGGTACGGTTTCGGAGCTTCGACTGGGGTTACGGAGCACCGTTTTCAGTCGGTTGGTGGGCCGTCGCCAGCGAATCCATCGGATTTAGACGCGGTCAAGCGGGGGCTGGAAATTCTGGTGCAGCGGTGGACGACCTTAGAGGCGCGTCTGTCGGGCATCGAGACGGGCATGATGACCGTCAAGACGACGCTGGAGTCTATTCGGGGGAAGCTATCCGGCATCGAGGTGAGTACGGCGGCCACGCCATCATACCTCGAGGTGCGCTTATCCGCTATCGAGAATGGTATGGAGCGTCTGCAGCGAATGTTGGCCTCCGTCTTGAAGCAGAAGACATCGGACGAGGCATCCTCGAGCGGGAAGTCGTCGACGAGGACGCACACGGCCAGCCGATCCGCGAGCAAATCGCGGCAGCCGTCGCCGACACGCAAATCTTCGCCCAAGAGGGCCAAGCATACGGCTACAAAGGCCCGACTATCGGTGAAAGGCTGAATCGCACGATTGCCGCGGGCAAGGGGATGATCTTCCGCGGCGCGGATAAGAGCCGCAAGCAGGGCTGGGACCAGATGCGGGCGCGCCTCCGCGGCGACCTCGACGGCAATCCCATGCTGGTCGTGTTCGATACGTGCGTTGACTTCATCCGCACCGTGCCTGTGCTGCAGCATGATGTGCTGCGGCCGGAAGACCTCGATACCGACTCGGAAGACCACATCGCGGACGAGGCGAGATATGCCTGTATGGCGCGACCGTGGGCGGCGCCGACGCCCAAGCCGCCAGGGCCGGTCGTGAACACGACAGTCCCGACGCTGGCTGATCTGGTCAAGGCGACGGCGCGGCGGCGGGCGAACAGGGTGGAGAGAATCTAATGCCTTCGGTTTCTGAAGCACAGCGCAAAGCAATGGCTGCCGCTGCCTCCGGTAATTCGACCATTGGCATTCCGAAGGCGGTCGGCAAGGAATTCATCGCAGCCGATAAGGGCGGCAAGCTGCCGAAGAAGGCCAAGTTCCACAAACGGATCGCTCGGGGATATTGATGCTCCGATAGAAGCCGTCCGTCCGCTACCGACAAGGCATGCCGCATTGCGGCGCTTGCCAGTACTATGTCG